TGATTAAGGAATCTTCCAAGTTCTCCTGCAAGTTTAGATCCTTCAGTTTGCTCTCTAGAACTTGATGATGCAGTTTCTACATTTGCCTGAGTTTGTGACGTTTGAACGTTAGATGATGCAGCAGGTGCAGGTGCAGGTGTAGTTCCACCTGTTGTTGATGCAACCTCTGCAGCAGATTTTTGCTCAACTTGTTCTCCACCAAACATCTTGACAATAGATCCAAGGTCAGGAAGTTTGGATGCGATTTTATCAATCTCAGATTTAAAACCACCAAGTCCTATAGCGTTGATTGCCTTTTCCTCACCTTCCTGAATTAGAGGAACAAAATCTCTAGCAAACATATATGCATCAATACCCATGGATATACCAGGACCAGGAGCAAAACCAAACAGTCCTGAGATATCAAGACCAGCAGAAAGTAGTTCTAATAATGCACCAAAAGTATCTCCTCCCGCAAGTCTATCATAGGCAAAAAGTAAATTGAATAGTCCCCCAATAATAGGAAGTGCCTTTGATCCTGCTTTTTTAAGAATGCCTGCAGCGTCACCTAAACCATTAACACCTTTTTTCTTAAGAACCTGAAGTATGTTCTCAAATCCAGGTATCTTTTTCAATATTCCAATAACTTTGTCACCAATCTTTTTTGCCTTATCTATAATTGGATCAAGAAATGGTTTAAGAGGTTCAACAATTTTTTGCATGACTGCCTTCTTGGCAGACTCTGCCATGTTCCCGACAGCACCTTTCACACTTTCCATCGCAGATCCAAACTTTGATTTCAAAGAATTACCAAGACCAGCAACTCTGTCAAATGCTGCTCTTGCACCCTTAGAAACATTATTGTATTGCTCTCCAAGGAAGTCTCCCAGTTTGCCAAGGTTGCCACCAGAAATTTTGTTAAGTCCACCACCGATTGCCTTGAGACCGCTGACACTTAAATCAACAGCACTTTGTCCTGCTTTTGCAAGACCCTCACCCGCTGCTTGAAAACCCGCTCCAAGTCTACCAAAGAAACCTTTTGGTTTTGCTTTTGGTTTGACTTTTTTTGCTTGCTTTAATGCATCAGAGGCACCAGCACCAGCCTCCCTTGCCTTATTATATGCTTTGATCTGGTCATCATCCAGACCCATCTTTTTCAGTTTTGTGTCAACTTTTGTCTTTGTTTTAGTCTTTGTTTTTGTTTTAGTTTTTGCATCTACTTTAGGTTTCTTCTGTGGTATCGCACCAGCGAGAAGAGAGATTGCAAGACCAACTGAGAAAACAGTATTTAATACTTTGTTGAGAGTGCCAGCAAGACTATCAAACTGCTCTTGTGCTCCTTCACCAAAGTTATCACCGATTGATTCTCTTAGTCCATCGTAAAACTCATAAGCTTTATCAATAAAAGTAACTAGACCATCAAGTATTTTTCCACCAACATCTAATACAAAATCACCTATCTTTCCAAGTAGAGGTAGAATGCCACTATCTGCAAGAGCATCAGAAAAGTCAATCAATTTCATGACCAACATGCCCATCAACACATTACTAATGAACCTAAAGATTCCATCAAGAATGCCAGTCTTCGGCATCTTCAACCCCTTCATATCCTTGGGTTTCTTATCAATCTTTGGTTTCTCTAGTTTTGTTTCTTGTTCTGCCTTTCTCTCATCACTTTCTTGTTTTTTTCTTTTCTTTATCTCCTCTCTTTTGGCAGCGACTGTACCTTTATAAAAATCATCAATCTCTTTTACGTTCGCTCTTATAGTTTCAAGAATACTGATGATTCCTGAACCCATTCCCTGCTGAACATTAGGAGATTTTTTTACAGGAACAAGAGCAGATGCAGGAGCAGAGACTATTTTTGCTTTGATAATCGCAGAACTTCCTCCACCACCACCTTCGCCACCACCTGGTCTTGCCATGCCTGGTTCTAGTTTCTTCTTGCGACCTGTGATGGCTCTTGCCATCTGTGCTCCCTTACCTGCCTTTGATAATGCAGATGCTCCTCTGAGTGCGAGACCTAACATTATCTAACCACTCCAAGAAGTTTTGCTTTGTTAGGATCACCGATGCCAGCATCAAAATTAGGAAGTGCAGATCCAGATGAATCCCCATATCCTTTACTACTTCCTGTAGGAGTAGGAATCAAATTAATTTGTGGTTGCATAGGCATGGGAGGTCCTACTTGTGAAATCTTTTTTGACCTTGCTCCTAGTTTAGCAGGAGTTGAATTACTATCTGTTTGTGCAACTAATAAATCAAGTTTTGCAGGACCACCAAGATAATTAACAGTATCAACAGGCAGAATGTACTCACCAGGTTGAGCGTCAATACGCTGTCTATCTGCTGTGGCACCAGGGACATCAATACCTGAGGATTCTTTTACTTCACCTAAAACAGTCTGTGGATCAATTTGTTTTTTTCTAAAAGTATTAAATACATCACGAATAATACCACCAAAAGTTTTAGATTTTGCCTGATTTGTTAAAGCATTTGTGCCGCCGCCACCTCCACTCATGCCAGGAATTGTTCTTTCATTCATCAATTGTTTATGTCTTGACGATGATTTTTCCTTCTCATATCCACTAACCATTCCACCACCAGCAGCGTAGGTAATACCATTCACTCTTTCAGGAAGATTTGTGCCACCTCCAGCAGCGTTCATAGATGCAAGTGTGCTAGACCCATACTTCTGCACAGCACCTCTGCTCATGACAAATTCACCAGGTGCCAACATGGCAGGCACGGTGTCCTTGTTTGGTCCACTACCAGGGACCTGACCACCACCCTTTAACTTTAATGTTGGAACTTTTGCAGTCGCAGGATCAAAACCGCGTTCACCTTCCCTTCTCAAAAACTTATCGCGTGGAGTTGAGAAGTAGTCATTAAATCTCTCTTCCGTGGTAGCACCTTGAACACGGAAAGTTCCAGTCTTGGTCCTCGTTTGTCCATCTTTTTGATATATGATCAAACCATCAGCCGCATTTAACACTTCATAACCTGCTTCAGTTGCTCTTTCATATGGAGTTTTACCTCCCATCTGAGGTGTAGGTGCTTCTGTTTGAACAGGTGCAGGTGTTTCTGTTTGTGCAGATGCTGCAGGAGTTGTCTGTGCTGCAGGTGCTGCGGGAGTTGTTTGTGTTGCGGGGGTTGTTTGCGCTGGTGCGTCACCTTTTGTAAGATCAACATCATCCTCACCACCATCCATCAACCTACCTGCTAAACCAGCACCAGCAACTGCTAGTCCAGCAATACGTCCCATCGGAGACTTCAAGAATTTCAATAGACCAGGAAGTAATCCAAGAAGTTTTGGTATGAATTTAAAAGTGATACCTACGATCGATTTTAGTAACCCACCTAGTCCTGTACCAAACAGTAATACAGCGGTGACAATAGTTGGCCACCAATCCTTAAAGAATCTAATAAGACTCTCAAGTTTTTTCTGATTCTCTGGATCACCTAACCAATCAATAATACCAATAACAATCCTTCCAAGGATGACATTCTTTAAGAAATTAAAGAGTGCATCTAGAGGTCCCTTGATTGGTTGTATTAGTTTGCCGCCAAGTTTTTTAAGACCTTCAAATCTTTTCTTCTCTAACTTACTTTCAGCACCAGATCTTTTTTTACTCTCTTGCCTCTTTCTCTCATCCTCAGCAAGGTTTTTTGAAATATTATTACTTGCCTTCAAAGAATACAAGATAGACTTAACTGACTCAGAGATGTCAGTTAAAATTTTTATAATAGAATCTTGCTCAGGTTCTTCCTTTCCTACCTCTTCACTTCCAGGTAAAAGTTTTTGTGGACTGATTTTTGCAGTCTTAGCAGCAAGTCTAGGTGTAGACTTTAAGGAATTTGCAGATATCTTTGTCCTCTTCGCTTGGGGTTTTCTCTTTCCCTTTCTAATTTTTATGACTTCTTCTCTAAGGACAGCACTTCTCTCGTCGCCCTTACCCTTTGTTTGAAATTCGATGGTGGCAATTGCCTCCATCAAGGCACTAAGATAATCCTGCTCGGATAGATCGTCAAGATCTATGCCTAACTCTAGAAGTATATCAATAGGATCAAGCGTCTTAGATGCCATTCTGCTGCTGATGTTTTAACTTTTCATCTTCAAGATGTTGTTGTAATAAAGCAACATAGATGTCTCTCTCCCAGGGGATGAGATTCTCAATCTCCGTTAATGAATATTTATGGTACTGCATCAACGAAAAGTTAAGACGATAATATCCCTCTAGACTCATGTGAGAGAGGGCTACGCGAAAAAACTTGCCAGTCCCTCAAGAACAACTTCACTCTCAACTTTGGTCTTTGGATTAGTGATCTTAATTTTATGAGACAGTTTAGGCATCGTCTCAAAGAACTTCTCAATATCTTTAAACTGTGCAGAATTCATCTGCTCAAGAAACTCTTTGATCTCTTTCTTGGTGCAGTCTTCTGCTGCCCAGACTTCTTCATCACTAAAGATATTATTAATACAGGATGCAATCAAATTGAATGATTGGTCCATCGCATTTTCACTTTTGAAATCAAAGTTGTTCTTAATGAATTCGTCAAGTGATGGATATCTCATTTCCATCATCAGGTTCTCATCAAGTTTAATCTTGTTAGTATGCTCATCATTTTTGATGACATTAATATCATCAAGGTCAATCGTCACAGGGACCTGAGTCTCACCATCATCAGGACAATATACATTCACTTCAATCTCTTCACCAACAGACTTGCCACGAATGTTGAGGAACAAATATTCAATATCAAAGGTAGGGAGTGCCTCTACTTTGATACCCTTTGTCAAGATACAGTTTTTGATTACAGTCTTGATAGCATTTGTAATCTGTTTTGTATCTTCACTCTCTAAAGCGATGACCAAAACCTTTTCTTCTTTGACAAGAAAAGGTCTATATGAAATCTCTTCTCCTGTGGATGGCAACTCAAGTGTGTAAGTTGGCGCAGCAATCTTTGGTAAAGGCATAATATCCTATAGTTTTTCAGTAGGATTATTTATTGAGGTTATCCAACATTAATATTACCTCTGCCGAACCTGTCTAGGTCAGCAGCAAGTGATGCGGAAACCTTATCACCAACCTTTCCTCTATTAATAATATCATCAATAGAATTAAGTTCACCAGTATTTTGATTTTGTTTAGTCAAAGCAGGTGTTTGCTTAGATCCTGGTTTAGCACTCTTTGGATTACCAATCGTGCCAGGTGTGGTGCTTGGTTTTTTGATAACATCATTAATAACATAACGAAGATACGAGAATGATACCGTACATTTCAAAAGAGATGATGAATCATATGATATAGGCATGGATGATATGGTAAATGGATAGGCGTTCACAAATGTATATTCAAGTGCGCTACCTGTATAATCACCATTCTTTCCAGTTCTTTCAAATTTAACTATCTTCAAACCTGAGGAACAAACATAGTCATCAGAATAACTTGCTCTGTAACTATATGATTGACTAACAGGACTTTCATTTCCTTCACCTCCCTGCGTCTGAAGCATGATTGAGTCTATCCACTTCTCAAAAAATCTAATGGGAAGATAGTCATCTGCATCAACTAAAAACTCAAGATCAATTCTATCATCATAAACTCTACGATATGCATGACGTTGAGTGACACCATGATATGTGTTGTTTAATTCAAGGGTAGCAAGATTAGATCCAGGAAGACTTGCATTCGTGCATCTAATGTTAAGAGCATCCTGCTGCTCTCCACCATCAGGTCTAATAGACTCTAACTCTGCTCGCACAGCACCGTTAGGCAGAGGAATCTGCACCTCAAAGTGTGAAGTAAGAGCAGGGTTTAGTAACTTTGCTTTTATGTCCGCTACTTTACGGACCTTGGGTTTTATTTCCGAAGGCATTTATAAATAATTTTTACCTTATATATTATGTATGCCAGAAAGCATCAAGAGTAAATACAAACCTTCATACCCTAAAAAATATAAGGGCAACCCTGACAATATTATATGTCGGAGTAGTTGGGAACGCAAGTTTTGTAAGTGGTGCGACCTGAATGAAAATATTATGGAGTGGGGTAGTGAGGAATTTTGGATACCGTATGTGTCCCCTGTGGATAGGAGAGTGCATCGATACTTCCCTGACTTCATCATCAAAGTAAAAGAGAGCACAGGTCAAATCAAAACCTATGTGATTGAAGTGAAACCAAAGAGACAGACCATGGAACCCAAGAAAAAATCTAGGGTCACCAAGTCATATATCTATGAGTGTAAAACATATGCTGTCAACCAGGCAAAGTGGAAAGCAGCAACTGAGTTCTGTGAGGACAGGAGAATTGAATTTAAGATAATCACCGAAGAAGAACTGGGTATCAAATGAATCGTATCGAACCCATACGACAAGACATTCAATCTGAGAAAAATATTGATGATAGAATGGAGTTGATCATGTATGCTTTGAATGATACTGTAACACCGATTCCCGAAGAGGGTAATATCTGCACGTTCAAATACTTTGCGAAGACTCCAAACATTAGATACGATCAACACCCGTTAGTAGCAGTTACTGAATTATTTCAATGGGGATTTCGTGGAATAAACTTTCATCACCAAGAGTATAGAAACTATACCTGGGAAGAATTAGGAACACAGGTTTATATTGTTCAAAGGGATGAACTTGATGATCTACTGTCATTAGATTATGGCAAATTCATGCTAAATAAATAAAAACCACCATATCTGATGGCATCAAAAACTTCAAAAGTAAGTGTAGTTGACAGGGGAACCGCTGGTGGAAAGAGCTATTATAAGACTGATGTGACTACTCTTGCTGATGGGTCAGTTCAAAGAGAGACATACAGAACTGACGCTAATGGCAATAATAGTGTAAGAATTCAAAGTGTAACTGTGAATAGTGATGGTAAAGTCACTAAAGATGATTTATCTTCAAATGCAACTATTAATGAGCAGAGAGATTTAAGAAATCCAAAGTCTCAACTAAGACAGGGAATAAAAAGACAAGTTGATTCGGCAGCAGGACAACTCGCAGAGGATAATATTGATGGTGTAACAAAATCAACTCTTGATAAAGCAGCACTAGGGTCTGGTAATGCTGCTTTGAATGAAGTTCAAACATTAGATTCACTCAACACCTCAAACACCACCGCACCACCAAGCGCAGCGTTTAGTGCTAAGGCAGCAGCAGGCACGAGAAATAGTTTTGGTGATCAGGTCTTTCCTTCAGATCTTGCAGAGACTGGCATGGATGTGATTAAGTTTACCATGCTTGAGTTTAAACCAAGAAAAATTGGTGCTGGTCCTGGTAAATTTGGTGCAATTGGAAAAAGAGATCCAGCAAAAAATAGAAACAGTATTGGTACGGTCACGCTTCCAGTTCCTGGTGGTATTACTGATCAAAACAACGCTGACTGGGGTGATGGTCGAATAAATCCCCTTCAGGCAGCGGGTCTGGACGTAGCAGGAGCAACACTAGCTAGAGGATTAGAAGCGGGAGGGGGTGCTGCTGTTGGTCAACTAAAAGGATTGGCAAAAAGTGCCACCGATGCAAAAGGACTACTTGGGGGTTTGTTTGCTGCGGGTGCGGTAGGTCTTGATCCTAATGAAGTGCTTGCGAGAACACAAGGTGCAGTCATCAACCCTAACCTTGAGTTGCTTTTCAAAGGTCCTGCACTCAGACCTTTCAACTTTACATTCCAGATGGGTGCCAGAAACGAAGATGATAGTCTTCAGATCATGGAGATCCTTAGATTTTTCAAACAAGGAAGTTCTCCTCAGAGAACACAAG